CCGAGGATGACGCTGAGGGCGGCGGTGCCAGCGCCCGCCCACGCGAGCAGGTTCGAGCCGTCCACCGTCTACTACCCCTTGCGCAGTCGGCGGACCGCCCTGGTGGCCTTGACCGCGTGGATGGTGAGGTCGATCCCGCGGCGCGCGAACGCGAGCGCGACGAACGTGGGCAGGAGCGCGTTCGTCCACCGGGTGAAGTCGGTCCACTCGGCGACCGCGTACACGCCCGTCGCGCCGGCGGCGATCGTGACGGCGACCCACTCCCAGCGCCACCACGACCCGAGCAGCGCGACGAGCCCAAGCGCGCACGACCCGGCCGCGAGCGCGACCGCGAGCGCTTCGGTGCTCGACAGGTGCACGACGGTGAGGACCGCCGCGGCGGCGGCGATCACGGCGTACTGGACCGCCATGATCACCTCCGCCGCGGCGCGCAGGACCGCGACCCGGCGCTCCTCGGGGGTAGGCATCAGGATGCGAGGCGCTTCGCGAGCTCGTCCGCGACCTGCCGGGCGAGGTTCGCGGGGATCGCGGCGGCGATCTTCGCCGGCGTCAGGCCGTCCAGGACGAGCGCGGCGATCTGCGCCTCGTCGGTGTCGTCGGTCCGCAGCGCGGCGGCCCGGGAGTAGGAGACGGACTGGCGCAGCAGCGCGTACACGTCGGCGTCACCGCCGGAGACGTTCGGGTTCTTGTAGTTCAAGATCGCGCCCGCGATCTTCTTCACGTCGTCGTCGGTGATAGCCATGTCGTCCTCCTGGTGGGTGTCACGTGTGGTCACGTAGTCGAAGTGCCAGGGCTCGTTCTTGTCGCGGATCCACCCGTAGGCAGCGCCGTGGGTCACGAGCCATGCCTGCATCGCACCGTCCGCGTCGACCGCGATGCCCATGCAGTGGTGGGACTGGGACGGCGGGAGCGCGAAGTTGAAGCCGGGCTTGCGCGCGCACCACCCGTCGTAGAGGCGCTGCTGCTCTGCCGGGTCCCGGTACGTCGACGTGATGTCGACGGGGCAGCCGGCGGCGATCGCGCGGCCGAGCGACGCCGCGGCCGGCGCGTCCAGGCGCCACCTCGTCGCTCCGGGAACGGGGGTGAGCGTGACCATCAGGCCTCCTCGGTGGTGTCGGTCGTGTCGGTGTCGGCAGAGCCGGTGGTGGGTGTGACGCGGTCGACGAGCGCGGACACGACCTCGGCGAGGCGCGCTGCGGTCGGGTCGGTGGTGCCCATCAGCCGACCGGCATCACGACGTTGCCGAACCACACAGCCGCCGTCGCGGTCGCGGTGGAGGGCTGCACGACGAGCGAACCGTCCGAGCCGAGGACCACACGGAAGGTCGTCGTGGCCACGCTGCTGCCGCACACGAACGACTGCGCGGTGACCGGACAGAACTGAGCGGGGATGCCGCCCGCGGCGACCACCGTCGTACTCGCCCCGGCTGCGCCCCAGTTCGTCGCCGGAGTGACCTGACCGCGCATGAAGACCATGGCGCCGACCCGACGGATCCCGAACCGGCCCCCAGCGGTGCCTGCCGCCGGAGTGAGGTTGACCCACCCCGAGTCGTATGCCGTGACGCCCACCGGAGACATGGAGTCGACGAACGACTTCACCCGCGCCGAGAACCGGACCAAGTTGGACTTGCCGGTCCCGTCGTCGTTCGGGTCGGTCGTGGCGACCGCGGTGGGCGACGTCGAGTCGGTCGACAGGTCAGCCATCAGGGCACCGCCTTCGCGTTGAGGAACTTCGTCACGTCCGCCTCGGTCGCACCCGCACCGAGTTGCGCGGTCAGGTACGCGGTCACGGCCCCTTCGGTGGTGAGGCCCAGGGCGGCGTAGAGCCGGGTCAGGTCGGCGTCGAGGATCGCGAGCAGCGCGAGGCGCAACGTCTGCGTGAGCTTGCCGGGCTCGCCCGACAGGTCCACCCCGGTCACGAGCACCTTCGACGCGACGCCCGTGTAGTCCGGGTCGCGCAGGACGCGCACGTCGCCGAGGCGGATCGACAGGTCCGGCCAGACCGACACCGCGTCGAGCACGGGCAGCGGGGTCGTCGTCATGGACCACAGCCACGACAGCATCGCCCGGGCGACGTCGGGGTCCTGCACGGTGGAGCCGAGGTCGACCGTGAGCGGGGCCTGAGCGCTCGCCTCGGGTGCACCCTGCCAGATCGTCACCTGCCCGCCGGCAGATGCGTAGTAGTTGGCCCGCAGGATCAGCGTCGGGTTCCCGTTGCCGTCGACCGTGTACAGCGTCCCGGCCGTCGTGTTACGGATCGTCAGCCGCACCTTCGACGGGTTGATCAAGGCCGCCGTGATCGCCAGCGCAGTCGAGGGGGGCGCCGCACCACCGCCGTCGCGCGAGCTCGCCGCAGCCCACCTGGACCGCTGCCCGATCGGGGCGGTGGTGGTGTCGGTGATCGGCAGCCACGACGCGAGGGAGTCCACCGCACCGTCAAGGTCGGCGTCCACGGTGATCGTGCGACCTGCGCCGATCGCGTAGGAGTCCGTCGCCTGCCACACCGTGATCGACCCGGTCGTGGACGTCTGCAGGTCCGGCGGCTGGTAGGTGACCGCGACCCGATCGGCGACGTCGGCCGACGAGATCGACCACGGCAGGTCCGCCACGGACGTCTTCGCCACGATGGTGCCGAGCGAGCCGCCGGCACCGCGCAGGGTCTCCTTCGCGGCGTAGCGCAGGTTGCCGGACTCATCAATCCATAGCGCGCCCAGCGTCTTGGCCGCGACGTCCTGCGCCAGCGACCAAGACGAGGAAGACGACGTGGCGAGCGACGTCACTACGGGCGAGCCGCTCGCAGCGATGAACGCTGTCGGCGCCGTCCAGGCTGACGTGTCGTCCGCCGAGTGGACCTGCAGGCCGGTGAACGCGCCACCGATGCGGATCGTCGCCAACGGACCCGTCAGCGCCATCATCGGGTTCGTCACCGTGACCCACGACGACCAAGCCGCACCCGCGCCAGCGCGAGCGCGGATGCGCATCGACGTCGCGGACGTGTACTCGACCTGGAACTGGGTGCGCCACCAGGTGTCGTGACCAGCGGAGACGTCACCCGACACGAGCGACCCGTCCGTGCCGGACATGTTTCCGTTGAGGTTGCCGCCGTTGTAGTACAGCGCCAGCGAGTGGCCCGACGAGAGGACGCCCGAGGAGTCCTGCAGCCACAGCGACAGGGAGTCGTCGAAGGCGGCGTAGCTCACGACCGTCACGGTGATGAACACAGACGCGCCGACAGCGATCGGGATCGTCGGCGTGTAGGTGTACTGCTGGGACGACCCAACGGTCGACATGAAGGTCCGACCATCGGTCGTGGTGCTCCACGACCCCGCGTTGTTCACCGTCGTCAGCGAACCGACGTCAGCGTCGACAGACCCGGCAGCGGGAATCGCGAGGATCGCGGACGCGACTGGCGGCGGCGTCTGGAAACGACCCATCGCGCGGGCGCACTCGTCGATGACCCACGACGCGTCGAGCATGTACGGGGCGCCCCACGTAACCCGCTGTGCGAGTGTGGCCGGGAGCGCGATCGGGGCATCCGGCACGGCCTCGATCAGATCCGCCGACCGCGACTGCGACAGGGCCGAGGGGGACGAGATGCTGTCGATCGTCATCCGGGCGACAGGGGATGCGGCAACGACGCCCAGGTCGGCGGTCGCGTCGATCGAGCACGCCCCACCCGGCAGCACCGGCCCAAGCCTCCACGGGGTCGCGCCGTCACCCTGGCGGAACTCGAGCGACCCGGACGCCTTCGCGAAGCCCGACGCCGCACGGACCTGACCCGGCAGCGCCCCGCCAGTCAGGTCACGGTTCACCTGCCAGGTATCCACCTCGAGCGTCGTCATACCCGCCCCGGTGTCTGCGGCGACAGTGACGGAGGGACGCGTCTCAGCGGCCATTCAGACGACCCCCGGCGTGCCGACCTCACGGAGCGTCACCGTGTAGTCGGCGAGCGGCGCACCGGACGAGGACCAGCCATGCAGCTCCGCATCGGGGTCAACGACGCTGACCTTGCACGGCGACGCCTGCCCGGCCACCCACGGCAGCGAGTCCGCGAACGTCGTCCCGGTCACCGCCTCCACAAGCCGCAGCCCGGTCACCACCGCCGATGACACGGTCAGCGTGAGGACCAGGTCAGACCCGGGAGCGAGCGCGACAGTGAACTGGCGGGAGCCGGACCCGGCCGGCGCAGTGAAGTTCACGGCCGACGCAGCACCCAGCTTTGTGGTCCCCAGCACGGTGCCCGACGCTGCGGTGGTGTACCCCGTCAGGCTGTAGTTCCGTCCGCTGCGCAGCGGCACCTTCGTCACCTGCCCAGCCGTCACCGGGCGCAGCGGCGGCAGCGAACCCACCGCGATTGCGGTGCCCGACACGCCCGCAGTCGACGCGGGCGGAAGCATGTTCGTCCGCATCCCGGCGAGGTCCCAGAGCCACACATCACCGAGGAGCCCCTGCGCCGCGGCCTGCAGCAGCGACGCGACTCCGGGCGTCGACCACGGCGTGAGCGTCACCACCCACTCGCGCGGCGCGTATCCGCCGCGCTGCACGTTCCGGAACCCGTACACCGAGTTGAAGTCCGAGCTCGCTCGCGCCGCCGTGACCTGCCCCGACGGGACACAGTCGATCGGTGCGGCGTACCCGAGCGGGCCGAACAGGTACGGGATGTCACGGATCACGAGAACACCTCCGCCGCCCGCTTGCCGCGCGCCCAGGCCGCAGCAGCCGCCCGGTCATTCGGGAAGTCAGCCAGGAACGTCGCGTGACGCATCGCCTCAACGAACGCCGCGATGTCCGCGTCGGTGAAGTTCCGCCGCCCCTGATCGCCCGCCCCCGGCTTGACGTTCGTGTTCGCCAGGCTGGGGTCCACGAGCGCCGCGGTGCGGCCGTCGAGCGTCGACTGCATCGCGTCGAACCCGGCGATGATCCCGGCCGGCACCATCTGGCCGACCTCCCGGTCGAACACGCGGCTCGGAGAGTGGATCCCGAGCTTCTTCTTCACCGACTTGGTGATGACGTCGGCGATGTGCTCGGCAGCCTTCTGCAGCTTCTTCGTGTCCGACGTCAGGCCCTTCACGATGCCCTCCTGCGCGGCGATCCCCGCGCCGTAGAGCTGGTCAGCGACTACGGAACCAGCCTTCGACGCGGAGCTCGTCAACGTTGACCAGTCGGCACGCAGCTGCTTCACCTGGGCGCTCGAGCCGGACAGCAGCGCGTTCGCGACAGCGAGGCCGTCGTCGATGCCGAGGCCGGCAACCTGCTGCACGAGGCCCTGCGGGATGCCCTTCTTCACGAGCGCCTTGAGTTTGCCGGCGAACGTCTTCGCCTTGGCCGCGAGGCTCGAGACGACGGACGCGACGGACGCGAACGTCGTCTTGCCCTTGACGGTGTACCCGTTGGCGTCGGTGGTGTCCTTGCTGATGCCAGCCGTCAGGTCGAGCTGCCCGGTGATACCCGACGCGACCTGACCCTTGAGCTGGGCCGACGCCTGCTGCATCTGGGCGAGCTTGTCCTTCGCGGCCTTCAGCTTCGTCGCAGACTTGTCGTACGCCTTCCACGCAGCGTCGAGCTGCTTGCCCTCGCCCTTGACCCACTTCACGAGGGCCGACTCGCCGACGAGGCCCTTCGTGTCCTTGATCTTGTTCACGATGCGCGTGATCGCGGCGCCGGCGCGGTCCCGGTTGTCGTCGAGCCCGTTGACGAGGCCGTGGATGATGTTCGCGCCGTACCCGTGGAACACCTTCGACGGCGAGTGGATGCCGAGGGCCTTCTTGAACGGGCCCTTGATCCACCCGGGGATCTTGTCGAGGAAGAACGTCCCGATCGTCGACAGCAGCGACCCAGCGCCGTCGAGCAGGCCCTGCACGACGTTCTTGCCGGTGTCCAGCAGCCACGTCCCGGCACCGGTGAGCGCGCCCTTGATCTTGCCAGGGACGTCGGTGAAGAACTTCACCACGTTGCCGATGTACGTGCCGACATTGCCGGCGAAGGCGGCGACCTTCCCGACGCTGTCCCCGACCCACCGGGCGATCGCCGCAGCGACCTTCACGACGACACCGATGAGGGCCGTGAGCACGGGCACCGCACGGTTGAGGATCGTCGTCGCGAACCGGATCACCGGCGGCAGCACCGCGGCGAGCACACCGATGAGCTTGCTCAGGATCGGCACGAGCAGGCCGGTGAGGATCTGCCCGAGCGCACCGATGATCGGGGTGAGGATCTGCCCCAGCGCGCCCGCGAGGAGCGTGATGACCGGCATCAACGCCTGCAGGAGCTGCACGAGCGGCGGCAGGATCGCGGCGATCAGCGGGACGAACGCCTGCACGAGGCTGACCGCGACCTTCACGATCGGCATGAGGGCCTGCAGCACGACACCGAGCAGCTGCGCCAGCGGGGGCAGCAGGGACCCGATGAGCCCGTCGACGATCGGCAGGAACGGTGCGAGCGACGTGATGAGCTGGCTGACGATCCCGATGAGCGGCCCGAGCGCCGAGGTGATGACCTGCACGACGATCGGGATGAGCGGGGTGATCGCCGACACGACGAGCCCGATGATGTTCGCCAGCGGCGGCAGCAGCGACGAGATCAGCTGCGCCACGACCGGGAGCAGTGGGGTGAGCGCACCGACGAGCCCACTGACAGCGGTCGCCACGATCGGCAGCACCTGACCGAGCGCGCCGGCAAGGACCGTGGCGACCTGCCCGAGCACGGGCGCGAGGCTCGCGACGGCCTGACCGAGGACCGTGAACAGCGGTGCGACCTTCGGCAGGATCGTCGCGATCGCGCCACCCAGCGCCTTACCGACGCTCGCGAGCGCCTGCGCGAGCACGGGCAGCACCGCGGCGAGCGCCCCACCGATCGCGGCGCCGATGACCTTGAACGTGCCGCCGAGGCTCGAGAACGCCGGCAGCATCCCCTTCACGATCGCGCCGATCGGGTTGAGGACCGCGAACAGCCCGGAGAACTGCTCGACGATGCCGCTGCCCTTGCCGGAGGCGAGCGACTCGATGAACCCGAAGAACGCCTTGGAGACCCGGTCGACGATCGGCGCGAGCTTCGCGCCCAGCGACGCGGCGAGCGGCGCGACCTTCGCGGTGATCGCGTCGATCGCGGGGATCGCGTCGTTGAAGACGCCCTTGAGCATCCCCAGCGCCGGCGTCGCGAGCCCGGCACCGAACCGGCCGAGGGCCGCGGTGACGTTCGCGAGCGCGCCCTTGAACGTCGTGCCCGACGCGAGCGCCGCCCCACCAAGGCCGGTCTTCATCGCCGCGGCGAACGTCGCGAAGTCGATCTGCCCCTTGGAGACCATCTTCGACACGTCGGCGGTCGTCTTGCCGGTCTGCTTCGAGAGGAACTGCAGCACCGGCACGCCGGAGCTCATCAGCTGCAGCATGTCGTCGCCCTGCAGCTTCCCGCGGGCGGCGACCGACCCGAAGATCGCGCCGATGTCGGTCATCGACCGGCCGGAGATCGTGGCCGTGTCGGCGACCGTCTTGAGGACACCCTCGAGCTGCTCGCCCTGCTTGATCCCGGACGCCGACAGCGACGCAGCGACCGTGGCGGCGTCACCGAGGCCGAACGCGGTGCCCTTCACCGAGGCGAGCGCGTTGCCCATGATCTTCGAGACGCTCGCCGCGGAGTGCCCCAGGCCGGTGAGCTTCGCCTCGGCGCCCTCGATCGTGATGGCGCGCGTGATGCCCTTGGAGATCGCGACCCCGGCGAGCGCACCAACGGACAGGATGCCGCCAGCGGTCACGAGCTTCTTGAGCCCGCCGACGAGCCGGGAGCCCATCGCAACGCCGGAACGCTGCCCCGACGCTGCTGCGGCGGTCTCGACCTGGCCGAGCTGCCCGCGCACGGAACGCGCGAGACCGGAGGTGGATGCGACGAGCGACAGGTACGCGGTCCCGATCTCGGTCGCCACATCCACCTCCGGTCAGGTCGTTGCGGTCATGTCCTGGCCGAGCCAGATGGCCATCTCGTCGAGCGGCAGGGCGGACGTGGGGCCGCCGAACGTGGTGACGTCCTTCGGGGGCTCCACACCGGGTCGCACGATCGGGTCGGGTGGGCGGATGCCCTTGACGCCGGCCAGCCGGGACTCCTCCCAGCGCAGGGCCCGCACCTCGTCGACGAGAGCGGCGAGGAGCATGGCGTGCAGGTCCCACAGGTGGTCCGGGTTGATCGACCGCCACAGGGCCGCGTCCTGCGGCAGCGCATCGGCGTAGTCGGCGAGCGCCAGGGGTGACACGTCATGCGCGTCGAGGTCGATGCCGTACTCGCGGCGCAGATCGGCTCGCAGGGGCCCACGGTGGTCCCGCAGGTACCCCGCGAGCCTCAGGAGGAAGGGTTCAGCCCGTCCAGAACCTCGGTGATGATCTGCCCGCCGGCGGTGATGCTGACGCGGCCCGTCGCGGGGTCACGTGCGAGGTCGAGCAGCTTGCTGTACTGGTCGCCGAGCAGCCGCTTGCCGACCGCGGCGAGCCGGGTCACGTCGCCGTCCTCGATGCTGGCGATATCGCCCAGGAACTCGAAGTCGTCGATCAGCTCGAGCGGGATCGAGAACTCGACACCGCGGACGGTGGTCGTGAGCACCTCGGACTGCTTCTCGGCCTTCGGCTTGTGGTCGGCGGGCTTCTTGGCCTTCGCCGGGGTCGTGCTGGTCACGATGCGCCTCCTCGGTGCGCGCGCCTGCTGGTGGTGACCCGCGGGGGCGGCGAGGCGGCGCGCGAACTCCGCCCCCGCGGGGGTCTGAGGGTCAGGCCGTGGGCTGGCCGTCGTTGATGTACTTCACGGCCTGCGCGGCGAGCGTCGTGTCGTAGTACGCCTCGACGGTCACCTCGTAGCCGACGGCGTCGCCGTCCGCGTAGGTGATGTCGCCGACCGACGTGATCTGCCCGTTGGGCACGCAGATCCGGATCCGGGCGTTCCCGTCCTTGATCTCGAACACCCACGCCTGCGGCGGGATCTGGTCGGAGGTGATCTTCACCGTCGACTTCGCGCCCGAGCCCGACGTCGCCGCCGTGGTCGTGACGTTCGCGGCACCGTGGACGGCCTCGAGGACGTCGCTGTTCACGGTCCCGAGGAGCGTGAACTTGTAGCTCAGCGAGAACTCGGTCTGCAGCACCTTGACGGTGTCGCCGCCCCAGGCGGTGACCTTGTTCGTCGAGCGGTCCGCGGTCTCGACGAGACCGTCGGAACCGACGTACCCCAGCGCCTTGAACGCGACGTTGAGCGCGGTCGTCTCGTCGGTGGGCAGGGCGGTACCGAGCGGGGCGCCCCAGACGCCGCCGGTCGCCAGCGGCTTGCCGGCGACGACGTCCTTCACGTTGTTGGCCACGATCGGCCTCCCTTGTGGTCGTGCGCCGCCTCAAGGGGTGGGTGGTGCTACCTCGTCAGCTCGCCGGCGAGGGGTCCTCGGGCTCGGCCGGCGGCTTGGTGAGCCAGCCGGACTCGAGCCAGTCCTGCTCGGCTTCGGCGGCCACGGTGACCTGCGAGCCGGGAAGCGTCGGGTGGTAGAGCGTCACGGGCTTCTGCGTGCGGGCCATCAGGCGCCTCCGAGGGTCGTCGCGCGCTGGCGCACGATCGCGGTCATGACGTAGCGCGGGGTCCCCGACTCGGGGTCCGGTGACGGGTAGGGCCCGCCGAGCCAGCCGTCGCTGCCCTGCGGGACGTGCGCGGTGTCGAGGTCGAGCGCGCACATCCACCCGTAGGTGTCGCGCGCGAGCGCAGCCGCGGCGGCGTCAGTCGGGGCCCAGCACTCGAGCGTGATCTGCGCGTCGAGCTGGGGCAGGTTGCGCCGGTGTGCGCCGGTGGCGAGCACGCGCACGAACTTCGCTGGTCTCGGGTCGGCCACGACACGCTGCACCGGTACGGCGAGGTGCCCGCTGAGGTGTCCGACGACGATCGCCTCGGCGTTGTCGAACGTGATCGCCTCAGCCACGACCTGCTCCGAGAGCGCGCTCGAGCGTGTGGTTGCGGGCCTGGTCGAGTGCGGCGTCGATCGTGGTCGTCACGACAGCGACGCGGCCACGGCCGCGGCCGCCGGTGATCTCGGGCGTCTGCGCCTCGAAGCCGGCACCGGCGTCCTCCGCGATGCGCTGCGCGCGCTCGTCGAGCTCGCGTAGGACGCGTTCGGAGGTCCGGATCTCACGGAAGCCCGCCATGTTCCACCGGATCTTGACCCCGCCGCGAGCCGCCATCAGCCTGCCGCCTCTCGGAGCGTGACGACGAGCCCGCCGGGTCCGCCGCTGCGCCAGTCGGCGGGCTTCCCGTCGACCTCGTAGACGACGCCGCGCACACGGAGGCGGTCGCCCTTCGCGATGTCCGGCCACGAGCCGGGGAAGTACACGGCGGTCTGCGTGACGACGGGCACCCGGCCCGCGTCGGTGAGGATCTCGCTCGACCCGCCAGGCGCGACGAGCGCGCCGGTGATGTCCGTCGGGACGTCCGGGCCCGGGATCGGCTGATTGAACGCGTCGACCCCGGTCGGGGCGCCCTCGCGGAGCCGGGTGACCGTCTCGGTCTGCATCACAGGTCCGTCTCGTAGATCGGCATCCCG